CTAGATGATAATTTCAATGAGTTTTGGGATTATTACACACCCATAAAAGCAAAGGATGGGCATTTCGTTGCAAAAGGAAACAAGAAAGCCTGCCAAAAAAAGTTTAACAAAATAATCAACGAAGGAGTAAAATATGAAACAATTATCAACGGTCTTAAACAATATCTTGCCTACTGCCAATCAAACGGAATGTGTTCCTGTGGAGCAGAAGTATTTCTTAACCAAAGAAGATGGGAAAATGATTACAGCGGTAAAGGAACAATCCAAAGCAATGTCGCCAGCGGAGTTCACAGACAGCCTACTGACATTGTGGAAGCGGCTCGCCAATTTGCCGAAATGTCCTAAACGATCATATCGTTGGGATTATACAGGCGAAGTCGGGTATGAGCCGCCTTGCATATCTCTTGACGGGATTGAATTAACGGAAAATCAAAAATCTGTTCTTGCAGAAATACTAAACGTTGCTGTTGAGCCGATCTCAAAACAGGAATTTGCTATGCTTTATGCAAAGCTGAAAGTTCTGTGCAAATGGCATAGTGTTCCTGCCGATGAAAAAATGATTATGGCAGCATATTACGATGAGTTGAAAAAATATCCTGCCGTTCTTGTCCGTGAGGCTCTTAAGCCAAAGTATGAGTGGTTTCCAAGTTTTGCAGAGCTTGAAAAAGAAATAAAACAACAAGGAGAACATCTGTTGCTTCTTGGGAAAATAGCAAAGGGGGAAAAATAAAAGAAGTTGAAAAAGATAAAAAAGTTCTTGACATTATCAAAAAAATGTATAACTATGGTATTGTTAGGTTTTAAGATTAACTATTAACAAGGGAGGTATAAAATGAATCTAACAGGTAAAGACTTAGCAGCATACAGAAAATTAAACAAAGTTAGCCAACGTCAATTTGCTTGGGCTTTCAATATGAAGCGTGGTACGCTTGCTGGATATGAATGGAGCGAAAAAGAGTTGCCTCAATGGATTATCAACAAAATGGTCTTGTTTGACCCAAACTTTATTGAAGTGTGCGAGACAATTAGGAAAACACAACACTTGGTAAATCACTATCAAATGAAAAAAGAAAACAAATCGTGGCTGGCTCGTTTTATCGGGTGGCTGTTAGGATATTAACAATTATGGCTGGATAGAGCGCAGAATAAAATTCAAAGAATATGCGACGGGGATTTTTACAGATTTATTTACCCTCATTGATTCCAGCCCCCTAAACTGAAAGGAAACAAGATGACAGAAGAACAACAACAAGAACAAACAACTTTTGAAAGCAAAAAAGACGAATCCAAAAAGCCAACTGGCAGGGATATTAAGTCTGTGGAATTGCCAAAAGAAGAACAAGAACAACAAAAATAACAAGGAGTACTACAATGGAGAAACAAAATGAAACGATATTACACTATCTTAAAAAGCATAAAAAGGGCATTACATCTTGGGATGCTATACAATTATTTGGCATCACTCGGTTGTCTGCTCGTATTTATGATCTCACCGAAATGGGGAATGAGATTAAGTCAATCCGTGAGCCGAACAAAAACAACAACGGAACACACGCAAGATACTTCCTCACAAGAGCCGCTATTAACAATAACTCATTGTCCAGAGGGGGCAAGTGTTAGTATGAAAACACAATTATCACAGGAAGAGTTAATTTTTGTGATAAAGGGGTGTCAGCATATATTGAAAGTATTTGGAAATGATACAGAACAAAACGGAAAAGCAAACTAAAAGACCTTATCACAAGTCCTTGCGCTCACAAAAGCGTAGAGGTGTAAAGTTGGGTGACCCAAAGTGGAATAAATTGTTTGATTTTATGGATGAGAACGATTTTTCAATGCAGGATTTCTTAGCTTGTGTATGTGCAAACTTTTTAAGATACCCACAGATGTATTATGAAACGCAGTTATGCGTTGCAAAGTATTTTTTTAACGTTAGAATAACAAAGGGAATTAAAATAAAATGAGAATACATTTTTTTATCAAATGTAACCCGCCAAAGCATACGGCGCAGGCAAGTAGCCGAATACTAAAGAATATCAAAACTGGTAAATTTTTTATCGGAAAACAAGAAAATTCGTTGGCGGCACAAGCAAAAAATGAACTAATCGCACTTATGGCGCAATATGCCCCCGATCATCCTATTGACGGTCCAATAGAGCTTGTCGTTCGTTGGTGCTATCCTTTCCGAGCATCTGAGCCAAAGAAAAATCGTGCAGCAGGGTGGAGACATTGTGATACACGGCCAGACATTGACAATATCTGCAAAATGTTGCTGGATTGTATGACGCGGCTCGGCTTTTGGCAGGACGATTCACAAGTTGCCCGTCTTGAATTTGGAAAGTATTGGGCGTATCAGCCCGGAATTGAAATTGACCTAACAACCCTGCAAAATCCTTAACAATTTATTAAAAAGCTAAAGAAAAGTGAAAAAAAATTAAAAAAAGTGCATTTTAGGGGTTGACAATATAAAACAAAAGTATTATAATTAGTGTTATCAAAGGCGGAAGATTGTATGGGTGATGCAAGAAGCTAAATCCCACTCGGAAGTTCTAAGATCGGTTAGCTACCCGTTAAAAATAGTGTCTGGCGGACAAGCCCGTGAAAAAGTCAAAATGTTAAACAAATAAACAAGGAGTAATAAAATGAGTATGGACTTAACAGCAAAAGATATGCCTACCATTATTGATAAGGCGTTAGAACGTTATTATGATGATGTAGGTGGCGATATAGTTGATTCAGACGATGACTATTGGGAAAAGGATGGCACACGCCCTTCAGTTTCTCACGAGGATCGTTTAAGGCGAGGATTCAATAAAAACTTTGATATGGAAGCCTTTATTGACTTTCTAAAAGAGGATGTTGATTTTACATCAGCGATCAAAGAACGTTTGGACAATTCATTTTAAGGGGGTAATATGGATATTAAGGAAATTATTGGCGAAGTTGCTGCTATGGCTGTAATTATGATTAACCTTATTGGATGGCTCTTTGTTTTGCCATAAGGGATTAAAACTGGGTTTCGTGTAATATGGGGAATAAGCGACCTTCGTTTTGCCGAATGAATTTTACTAGCCCAGCCCATTTAATAAAAGAAAAGTTAGGAATAAAGGAGGATTAAAATGGAAATAAAAGAAAAAATAGGAGATTTTGGTAGATTTGGCATTTATCTTGGAATAAATACTGACGACCAAGACAGAATTAAAAACAAAGAAGAATGGAAGGGCGAAGATTTTACTATTGCTTGTGAAAAAGTTAGGAATATATTTAGGCAATTAGAAGAACACGAAGACTTTGAGTCTTTGTTAAAGTACAAACAACTTTATGAAAAGATTTGTGATTTAGCAAATGAAGTTCAAGCAGATATGGGGCAAAAACAATTAAATCTTGAAAGGGATATGGGCGAAATTGACGATATTGAATATCCCTACGATAACCCATTTGATAATGATTAAGGAGGCAGACAATGACTAGAGAATTTAAGTTTCGTTTTTGGGATGAGGAAATGAAAGATTACTGGGATTGGGAAGAAATCCAAAATGATTGGGAATCGGATGGATATTTTGATACGGCTTTCCGTCAAGACCATTGGACTTGCGAACAATTTACAGGTCTTTATGATAAGAACGGCAAAGAGATATATGAGGGGGATATTCTTAAAACACTAGATGGAAGCATTTGTTTTGTTATTTGGAGCGGAACCAGTTTTTGGTTAGAAAGCCCTGGAAGCGAGGCAAAAGATTGGGAATACAATAGTTTTTATGAACATTGTGAAGTAATCGGCAACATACACGAGAACAAGGAGTTGTTAAATGACTAAATTCTTTTCAATTATGTGTGTGATTAGTAGTCTGTATGGTACTATGTGTCTTGTAACGCACCACAAAATAGATGCAATTATAATGTTTCAATTTGCAACATTATGTTTTCTAATTACGGAGGCAGACAATGACTAAAACAATAGAGATTACAGATAAAGATTTGGCAACACTTGACCGTATGCTTTCTGTTGCCAGTAAGAAACAAGTTATTAGAAACGCCAACTTTATGAATATAGAAACAGGACAAAGTGTTAATGCCTGCTTTGAATACGAAGACTTTATGTTTGAAAAGTTTGGTATATTCTTAAAGGATAATCATCTTTCGGAAAAGAACAAGGCTATCTTAGAGAAAGCGAGGAACAATGACTAAACAGATAACGATTTATGATTTATTACCACTTTTAAAACCAGGTTGGGTGGCCATGGATAAGAGTGGTTTTTGGTGGTGGTATGAATTTATGCCAACACGCAACGATTATTGTTGGTTGGAAGAAGAAGTTGGCAATTCTATCCATATTAACCGTATTTTTGACATAGCACCATTTGACGGAGATTGGAAAAGTAGTTTAATCAAGGTAGGAGGTAAAAGATGACTAAATCACTTACAGAACAATGGCGTGAGGGAACGTTGCCAGATGGGAAATACTACATAAAGTTAGAACCAAATTTCGCAGAAAGATATGATGTTGGCTATAGTGAAGATGGAGATTTTGCTCTTTATAACATTGAAGACATAGAAGAAGTCCTAGCACCTGTTCCATCTTATGAGGAATGCCAACGACTTGTAAGTAAAGCTGATGAGTCGGTGCAAAAAATACACATACTCAACGAACAGAACACGAAGAATTATAATGAACTTTGTGAAGAAATCAAGAAAAACAATCGTCTTGAAAAGCAACTAGCCATAGCCACAAAGGCATTGAAAGAATATGCAGATAAAGACAAATGGGAGCATTGTTCACCCGATTGGCGTGATGCAGAAGAAGCCCTAAAAGAAATGGAAGGTGTGAAATGACTTATCGTATTATACATAAAGGAAAAGTCATCAAGGAATATCCACACAAACTGACTTGTGTTATTTGGCTAATGATGAAAGGTTTTGTGTATGAACACTGGCGGTTAGGAAGATGGATTGACCCAGATTATGAAATCAAGGAGGTAAAATGATTTGTATTTTAATTACTATGTTTAATTTTATTCTAATAGCATTTAATGGTGAGGGATTTTTGAAGGATGTAGAACCGTTATTGTGGGGCTGTTGTTTGGAAATCCCATTTGATTTGGCTATTTGTTTAGTTATTGGAAATTTAATTTGTTATTGGATTGATAGGAGGTAAAATGAGAAACAATCCTAAAACGGCGGAAGAAATGTATTCTGATACACGGTCAAGTTGTATGTCTTATTCTGATTTTTTATTTCTTCAAAACGAAGATTTAAGGAAGCAGATAGAACGCTTGCAGGATGAGAACAAGCAAATAAAAGAACGTCTTGCTGATGCCGAACATATTTTAGATGAAATGGGATGGGCTGACAGGGGTTTAATTGATGATTATGCTGAAAAATGGAAGTGGGGTGTGAAATGATTTTATGTGGTCTGATAGGATTATAATGATGGCTTTGCGAGCCAATGATCGGAGGCAATCCCGACAATCAGCGTAAGTGACACACAAATATAAGGGTGTGCCAGCCACTATTTTCACTTGACTTTACCTCCAAATAATACTATCATAGTAATCGTGGGATAACAATGGAGAGTTAAGATGATTACTAATGACTTACTTAATTTCAAGATTAAGCATAAGGATGGCACGATTACATATAAGCCCTTCTTATCTGAACAAAATGTAAAGGACTTCAAGAATGAGCTCATTGATGTTATGCAGTCCACTGGCCTTTATGATCGCAATAACAATCTTATTTATGATGGCGATACGATCAAAGCGAAAGTAGATACTGACGAGGGAGAAGTAGAATTTACTGGTGTAGTCCATTATGAAAATGGTGGCTATTATGTTATAGGCCGTGACTTTGTATGTGGACTTGGTGAAAACTCAAGAGGTATGGAGGTGCAAGATGGCGAAGCCAGACAGGATGCCACAGCTCTTTCCTGAAATCATCCTTGATGTTGCTAATGGGATGTCTTTGGTTAAGGCGTGTAGATCAAGAAATGCCTCTACCCAATCTTTTCACGACTATATGAATACTGATGAAAAGTTAAAAGATGCGTACGCCCGTGCACGAGAAGATAGAGGCGATATTTGTTCTGACAAAATAGAAGAGTATCAAAAGAAATTAGAAGATGGCGTGATTGATTCTGCAACAGCCCGTGTTCTTATAGATACTGAAAAATGGAAAGCGGCAAAGTTCTATCCTAAAATGTATGGGGATAAGGTTGAAAATATCTTGTCGGGTGCTGTGAATGTGTTGCCAGCCATTACTGTTAGCGACGGCAAAAAGGAAAAGCCAATCAGCTTTGACGTGGGGGATGACGATGGAAATCAAAGTGCCTGAACTATTAGCGTTGCCACCTAAAATGATGCCGTTGATTACGGACTTTAACAAGTACCGTTTCTTCTTGGCAGAGGGTGGGCGTGGTAGTGCAAAGACACAGAGCTTTGGTCGGCTCATCCTAACTATTGCAGAAAAGAACAAGGTGCGTGTGGTGTGTGGTCGTGAAACACAATCCACCATTGAAGAGTCTGTGTATAAGGTGCTTGTGGATTTAATCAAAGAGTATGAGCTAAACTTCTCTATCCTGAAAAACAAAATCACCCACAATCAAAGTGGCTCGGAAATTGTGTTCAAGGGCTTTCGTGAGCAAGGAAGTGTGAACATCAAAGGTTTGGAGGGTGTGGATATTCTATGGATAGACGAAGCTGAAGCCATAACAAAGCAAACTCTTGATATAGTGATCCCGACAATTCGTAAGCCAAACAGCCGCATTTTCTTTTCTATGAACAGAAAACTAATTAATGACCCTGTGTATGAGTTCTGTTTAGGGAACGATAAATGCCTACACATTAACATAAACTACTATGACAATCCGTATTGCTCGCAAGAGTTAAAGGATGAGGCCGAGCGGTGCAAGCTATCAAGTGAACGTGATTACAGGCACATTTGGTTAGGTGAGCCATTAGACCAGTCTGACGATCTATTATTCTCGGCAGCTGATATTGCACGTATGAAAACGATACAGCCATTTGGCGATGGGTTTAATCAAATCCGTGTGATCGGTATTGACTTTGCTGCACAAGGTGGCGACTTCTGTGTGGCTACAATACTTGACAAGAAAAGCCCAGTGCATTGGAAGTGTGAGGCACAAATAGCTTGGAACGATACTGACCCTATGGTGAGTATTGGCAAGATTGTCAATATCATTGGCGAATATAAGCCAGACTATTCTATATTGGATTGTGGCGGTATGGGGTATGTGGTATATTCTAGGTTGCGTGAGCTGGGCATAAGGATAGACAAGTTTGATGGTGCGACAACGCAGGGCGTGCCAAACGAATATGCAAACGCAAGGGCATTTGGCTATTACACGCTGTATCACTATTTGCACAACGGCTGGATTATTATGGATAGCCCTGAAACAGAAAAGGACTTGGCGCAGATTCGGTATGAGTACAAATCAAATGGCGAGCGCATTATTCAAAGCAAGGACAAAATGCGCAAGAACGGAATCCACTCACCAGATAGAGCCGATTCGCTTATGATGGCAGTTTATTGTATAAAGACACGCCTTGCCGACAATGCTATTATTGATGACGTAAGAACAACGAACACAATCAAGAAAGTGAATAAAAGCAGGTGGCAAATTTAATTCTTGACATTATCTAAAAAAAACAAGATAATATATTTATAGCGAAAAAAGGAGGCTATTATGGGACGTGGTGGCAAAATTGGCAAAGCGTTTAAGAAAACAGTAAAAAAAGCGACTGGCGGTAAGGTTGGTGCTGCTTTAGGTGTTGTGGCCGCCCCTTTTACTGGTGGTGCATCGTTAGCATTAACAGGTGCTTATGCACTAAAAAGGCTAACAAAAACTCCATCTGGGGCGGCAGTGGATACTTCACAGGCAAGCCAAATTATTGAAAGTTCTGCTGACAATGCAAAGAAGGCACGTGCTCGTTTGTTGGCAACACAAGGTGGTATATTGGGTGAACAGCTTGACGAAGTGCAAAAGAAATCAGGGCGAAACATTTTAGGTAATTAGGGGGTAATATGAGTTTAGCAAGTTTAATGAAAAAAGTTAGGCAAAAAGTAAAACAACAATCACAGGCGCTGCAACAGCAACAAGATCAGCAACCGCAAAGTGAGGCAAGTGCCCCATCCGAATTGGCTGGCGTTTTTACATCCAAAAAAGGGGCGCCAGTAACTGAAACAGGAAATACAAAGAATGCTCAAATCAATGACGAAGAAAACAAAGGGCTGTTAGGTAATATCAGAAAAACATTGTTTAGTGGTGGTATTTCTTCTGGCGGTATTTTCTCTTATGGCAAACGGCAATCAAGTAATGGTATTATTGGCAGACTTTTTGGATAAGGAGTGCAAATGGCCTCATTTAAGTACATTAAACAGCTTTATGAAGAATTAAGGTCTGAACGTGAAAAATACAAATCACGCTGGGAAAAGATTGCAAAGTATGTCGGTATTAAAAGTCCGATTCAAAATGGTGCTACAAAAGATAGGCAGCCAACTGAAGATAAGGACTTGGATAAATATACTTATGACCCAACAGCTGCTTTGTCGGTACAGCAATCTGCCGATTATCTTAAAGGGATTATGTGGGGAAATGGTGAGGGCGTTTTAACCATTGAGCCATCTGATGAAGTCCTTGACCTTGCCGATATTGACGAAGTAAAAGACTGGTATGCGTACGCAACTGAAAAGCTATTGTTCCAAATGAATCACCAAGATGCAGGATTAGATGGAGCTTTGGCTGAATACTTTTACGATCAAAAGTGTGTTGGTACTTCTGGCATTGGCTGTTTCAAAAATGCGGGTTATGAGAACGGAACAGCACATAATGCGTTGCTCTATCGTGCTTATGGTGTTGATACAATGTGCATTGACGAGGGTAAAAACGGGCTTGTTGACGTGGTGTTCAACACATATAACTGGCGTGTCAATCGTATTGTGCAAGAGTTCTGCGATAAGGCAGAAGGCTTTGATCAGGAACAATTTAACAAGTTGCCCGAAAAAATACGAAACGATTACAAAGCTGGCAATATGAACAACACACACGTGATCGTTAACGCAATCTTGCCATCTGATATGTATGACCCAACAGGCGCAGGGCGCAAGCTCGCAAAGTATATTGGCTATTGGTTTGAAGAATCGGCCACAAAGGATGAGGATGTGTTCTTTATGGAATACTTTATGGAAAAGCCAATTTGTGTTGGGCGTGAAGAAAAAGTGCGTGGCGAAATCTATGGCCGCTCATCTGGCTCTATGTTGTTATCCACAATAGAATGTATTAACGAGGGCGTGGCTGGTGTTATGGAAACACTTGATAAAATGAACAAGCCACCTATCGGTGTTTATGGTGATTCATTGTTTGGCGATAGTGTAGTTGATACTTCTGCTAATGCCTTGACCGTGTTTAATGCTACAGCTCTTAATGGCCTTGATCCGATTGTCAAGATGCAAGATATTGGCGATCCAACTGGATTGATTAACTTCTTATTGCCATACTTGAATGAGAAAGTTGCCACAGCATTCAAGATTGATATTCTGTTGGACTTTGCTGCAAAGGCTAATATGACTGCAACAGAAAGTATGCAACGCTATGCAATTCGTGGGCGCTCATTGTCTGGCTTAATTGTACGTCACAAAACTGAAGTGATTGACCCGATTGTGAATCGTAGCTTGTCTATCTTGTATGATTTGGATGCTTTAGGTGTTAAAACAACAGACACAAAAGCCATTGAGGAATTACAAAAGGTTGGTCGTGAAGAGCGGATTATACCTGATGCCGTTGTCCAAGTTAAGAATGAGGGCAAGCGTTGGTACAAGATTCGGTACAATAATGATATTGAAAAGCTGACACGAGTGGAAGTGTTTGAGGACTTGTCAAAGGAAATCAACATTATCACAGCGTTGATGTCGGTCTATCCTGATATTGCCGCAGCCGTGAACTGGCACAAGCTATTGGCTGATGCCTCTGATGCTATGGGATTCAAGGATTTGATTATATCTGAAAAGAACTTCAAAGATGCTATCCAACAGCAAGCACAAGCTATGGCACAAATGCAACAGGCTCAAGTGGCGAATTTGGAATCACAAACTAATAGGAATAATGCGGGGGCGATAAATGAGTTTGGAAAAGCAGGACAACCAGAATAACAATCTGCAAAAGTTTCTTGATGAGGGGCGGGCGATAGCTAATCGTTTGTTCTCGTCAGAAGATGGTAGGAAATACGCACGGCAAATGCTGAAAGCCTGCCATTACAATGCGATAGGCAGGGAACGGTTGAGTGATCGTGAGTTATTATACACGATTGCACAGCAAGACTTTGTTAACGCATTTTTAATAAATCTAGTGGATCGTGATGTTCTATTAGATATTTTGGACAACAAATAACAAAAGGATAAAAATGACAGATAATGCTGACGTTATGGATGCAACTGATTCTGCTCCTGCAGATGATGGTGTAGCCACGACACAATCCGCACCTGAATTTAGTGTTCCTACAGAATACCAAGAAAAAGGTTGGGCGAAGAATATACATTCGGAGGCGGACTTGTGGAAAACATTGGACAATGCTCAAGGGCTGATCGGTCGCAAGACTATTGGAATCCCTGACTTTGACAATGCCAAGCCTGAAGAAATTGACGAGTATTATTCTCATACACGCCCAAAAGATTCAAATGAGTATGAGTTTGATACTGCATTTTCCGAAGACGAGAAAGCCGATTTGCGCAAGTTGTTCTCTGACAATGGCTTAACAAAGCAACAAGCTAAAAACATTGTTGCACATATTCAAGAGGCCGTTATTAAAGATAACGAAGAAACTTATGGGGAAGAAGGTCTAAAAGCCGAATTCCTAAATAGGTTTGGCGCTGATTGGGAAAAAGCTATTGTTCCAATCAAAGATGCTTTGAATAGTGTCTTGACAAAAGAACAGGCAGAAGCGTTAAACGAAACGTTGCCGAATGAGGCGGTCGGTGTTTTGTTTGCTCTTACAAAATCCATTATGGATAAGTATGGCGCAAATGAAACTGACTCTGCTTTAGGCAAAGATCGTGCTGCGGTCAAGCCAAAAATGGAATATGATGAGTTCTACAAAAAAATGCAAGAGGCAAACAAATTGCCAAACGGCTATGAACTCAAAAAAGAACTAATGAAACAATACTACGGAGAATAAAATATGGTATTAAAAGTAAAAGTAAGTGGCTCATACTTAAGAGATAATAAGCCAAATGATTATAGTTTAACAATTTATATGCCTGAATGTGACAAGGATTTCATTCAGATGAACGCTATGAGGCGTGCAGTTCCTATGGCATTACAGCTCAAAGGAATGATGTGCGACTATTTGCGCTCGTGCTATATTGATGAAATTGAGGAAGTGTCTGTTGGTAAAGATACACCAAAGGAAGAAGCCGATGAAATCAAGGCAGTTGAATCCTACAAAGGTAAAGATATTAAAACTTTATCCTATGAGGAAATCCAAAATGCCGCTATGGCTTACCAGCTGATCGGTGTTCCTTTGTACCATCAAACAGATATTCGTGAAAGCCGTCAAAGGTTTTATTATGAATACACTACACAGATTTTGGAAAAAGAACTTGCTAAAGACTTTGACTTTGCAAATGCCCGTACCGTCGTGTTAGACGAAAAGAAAAAGGCGCGCAGAGAAAAGTCCAAGAGCAATACCGAAATCCTTGATGGTATTGAAAGCGAAAAAGAATAACATTATAAGTTATCCCACACACCGTCAGAAATGGCGGTGTTTTTTCGTATAAAAAAAGTTATTGACAATGGTATTTATTTTTTGTTATACTATAAACAAGGACAAGCATATATAGGTTTAGCGGCCTTTGCCCCTTAAACAAAAAAAGTTATTGCACTTCAAAAGCATAGGAAAACCCTAACGGATAATTTTCTGAACAAAAAAAACTTAAAATTAACTTAAATTATTTTTTGAAAGGAAAATATAAAATGACTCAAACAATAGAAAACGGTGCAAAACTTACGTTTGAAAACGAATTTATGCACCTCGCACAACAGCAACGTTCCAAATTGGAAAGTTCGCCTGCTGTCCGTTATGTTGATCCAGATGGAAAAACACATAACTTATCACGTATGGGAGCTGTTGAGCTCACAGAAGTGAACTCCCGTAACCCACGCAAACAATATGTGGATTACAAATTAGATAACCGTCAATTCACAAAAAGACGTTTCACAGCTTCTATTTTGATTGACGAAAAAGATGACATCAACGAATTGTTGAAAGACCCAACATCCGATTTGATGCAAGAACTGTTGAAAGCAAAAGGCCGTGTCATTGACCGTGTTATTTGCGAAGCCGCTGGTGGCCCAGTATTAGTTGGCCGCCCAGACCGTGCTCCATCTTCAGTTTCTGCTTCTTCTGATGGTGTTGTGACAGTTAACGCCACCGCTGGCTTGACTGCTGCAAAGATTCAAGAAGTTATTGAAAACTCAATCAATGCTGACTTGGATATGGATGACATTATGAACACAACGTTCTTGTGTACTGGTAAAGAAAACACAGCGTTAATGGCCGAAGAGAAATTTATCAACAATGATTACATTTCTGCTCGCCCAGTTGAATCTGGTGTTCAAAAGAAAGCATCCGCTTTCAACGTTGTCTTGTTTGCTGGCTCTTCCTCTGGTGCAGGTACAAAAGCAAATCCTGTGTTGGAAGAAGTTTCCACAACTCGTACTTGCTTGGCGTTAGCTCCTAACTCCGTTGCCGTTATGATGAAGTTGGCTCGCTTTGACGTTAAGGAAGCTGATGACTACGTGAATTCTCGTTCTTTAACCATTGATCTGTGGATCGGTGCTATGAGAACAGAGGGCGTGCGTGTCCAGAAAGTCACAACAACTATCTAATGAAAGGATAATACAATGACGAAAGCATATAATACAGGCTTTGCAGCTGATCCCAAAAACCCCGTGTACTCCACAGGGAAAGTGTTAAAGACAATCGTTTGTCCTTTTGCTACGACAGCGACAGCTAATGACTATGCCGTGTTGGCTCAATCTTTGCCAGCCACAGCGATCATTCGTGCTATTCGCTTGCCACGTGGCTCTAGCGCCATTTCTGGCTGTACCGATGTTGACTTCGGTATCTATGCCCACGAAGGTGCTGTCATTGACAAAGATGCTTTAGCTGATGGCGTGAGCTTTGGCTCTGCCAAAACTGGCTATCAAGACTTGTTGGGCGCAAGCGTTGCTTCGTTTGACTACAACAAGAGCATTGCCGAAATTCTTGGCGTAAGTCAAGACAAACAACCCATTGGCGGATACGACATCTGCGCCACCATCAATACTGGTGCTGCTGGTAACGTGTACTGCGAAATCGTGGTTGAATTAGCGTAATGGCTAGGGGCGGTTAATCGCCGCCCCATTTCTTAAGAATAGGGGATAATATGGTTTCTAAAGTTGATATTTGTAATTTAGCGTTGAGCCGTCTGGGAGATAAAAGAACTGTTGAAGATATTGATGACGGTAAAAAACACGAAGAGCTTGTTTTTAAGAAATGGTATGATATTACACGCCAAAGCACAATTAAACGTGCTATGCCATCTTTTGCGATGGTGCGTGAGTACTGGCCTCGTGCTAACTATACGCCTGAATTTGGGTACGATAACGCATACTTATATAAGAGTGATTGCTTACGTGTATTAGGTTTGGGCAACGTTGAGAACACAGAAAATAACTATTCACG